AACTAGACCTTTTTGCCGGCATCGGGGGCTTCAGTTTAGCAGCTAAATGGTTCGGCATTGAAACCACGCAGTTCGTTGAAATTGACCCCTATTGCCAGCAGGTTTTAAGCAAAAACTTTCCTGGAGTTCCAATTCATGACGACGTTACAACTTTCACTTCTACCACCGGACAGTTTGACATCATCACCGCCGGTTTCCCCTGTCAAGACGCTTCCGAAAGTAACCCCAACGGGAGAGGGCTGGAAGGTGAACGCACTGGGCTTTTCTACCAAGTCGTGCGTATTGCTGGCGACGTTAAGCCCCAATTCCTGTTACTGGAAAACGTCCCAGGGTTGCTTAACCGAGGATTTGGCGACGTTCTCTGTGAACTGGCCCGAATCGGGTTTGATGCGGAATGGTGTTGCATACGGGCATCGGAGTTGGGAGCGCCGCACCCCCGTAAGCGACTGTTCATTATTGCCTACCCCTCTGTCCCAAGGACGACTGGGAATCAAAGCCCAGCCCAAGCCCAACCAAACCAAGCATTTATCAGCGGTGATTCTTGGTGGCAGCAAAACCCACACCCTGAACCCGCAATTCCTTCTGTGGATGCAGGGCTACCCAAAGGATTGGCTACCAAGCTATGCCGAGTCCTCGGTAACACCGTAGTCCCTCAATGTGCCGCTATTGCCTATCAACGAATCATGGAGTTAAACAAATGTCACCATTAGAAAAAAAGCGGCACGCCCGTGAGACGTTCCGCCAACTAACAAAAAGTAATCCTGAGTATATGGCTTTAGACGACCTCCGCGACTACGCCGATCGCCATGGGATTGAATTAGCGTGGATAAAAGGTCGGGTTGAGCTATACGAAGACCTGAAGAAAGCGGGAGTGATGGCCTGTGGCTAAATTCCGCACTGCCCCCAGCCTGTGGCGGCGGCAAGCGTCAAATCTCTCTGACGGAAGAGCATTTGCCGCCACCCTTAAAATTTCAAGCATTCAAAACACCGTTATTGAGACGGTCAAGCGTGAATCTCATACCCGCACCAGTCTCGCCTTAGCAACGGGTATCACCTACGACTCTCTTTGTCGCCACGTTCGCCTGCTGATTGAGGATGGTGTCCTCTGTGAATTTGACGGCTATCTGGCGATCGCCCCACTCAACTTAGACCAGCAATCATGACCAACCAAGACAAGAACGCAGCCCGAAAAGTGATTTTCGACAAAGCCGCTAACCATCACTTTCGCCCTGGGAGTATGCACCAGCAACGCTATGTCGACCCGTTGGACTACGAACGTTAGGAACAACAGCGTCTAGCCCGCAAGAAAAAACGTCACACCCTCGACCCTTACCGTTAATGCCCCCAGAATTTCATCACGAATCCCCGGAAACGGCGGCCCGTAACGAAGTTTTAGTAATGGAAGCGTTGGCACAACTCGGAACCGCCAACGCTACCCAAATCGCCAAAGCGACGGGGTTGTCCATCATCGCCACCCGCATGGCCCTACGCCGTCAAAACGAAATCTGCCTTTACCGCCAGGGACAGAAATGGTCATTACTAGACAAGCCCAATGATGGTGTTCCCAGCAGTCACCGTATCACCGGCATCCGCATAGAAAAACTGTCTATGTGGTTGGAATCACGCAACGTCAACTACAGCGAAATCTGGAAGACCAAAGGCAAATTTTATTGGATTGTCAAAACCCCCGCCAAAGACCTTAGCGAGGGCGACACCATCACAATCCGACGGCGAATCCGACGCACCATCCGCAGGGTGGTCAAAACCGAAATTCGGGACGGAAATGTCCTCGTTTATTTCAGACAAGGCGTTTCTTACGCCAACAAATCATTCCCTCCTGACAGCCTTATTGAACGTCACCACGCCATCAAAACAACCGAAATTGACCGAATTGAAATTAGGGAGGTTAGCTGATGAGTATTCGGCGATCAGCACGACGCGACCATTTTGTGGTTATCAACCAATTAGTTTTTGACGATGAACGCTTAGACCATCGGGAGTTGGGGGTTTTAACCTACCTACTGAGTAAGCCAGATAACTGGCGCACAAACTCCCACCAGCTATCTAGTCGATTCCACTGCAACATCTCCACGATGAAAGGCATCCTATCCCGCCTTGAATCCTTGGGATATTTGCTGCGGGAAAAGCACCGTAAAGCCGATGGCACTTTCTTTTGGGAGTCCACCGTTTTTGAAGTTCCCACCATGGGCCAAAAAACCAGCGATGGAAAAACCAGCGATGGAAAAACCAGCGATGGAAAAACCAGCGATGGAAAATCGGCCCCTATAACTAATAACGAAGTAACCATTACTGAATTAACTAAAACTGATCAGGAAGAGGAGCCTGACGATTTTTCGGAAAATCCACAGCCAGCCGAGCCGTTTTACACCGGACAGGCAAGGCAACTTGCCAGGGAAGTGGTCAAAGTTCAGAGGGAATTCAATGCACCGAAGAATTTCATCACGGATGCACCTTGGGGAAAATTGGCGGATGAAGTCGGTAAAGATCCGCTAGGCGTTTGGCAAGAATTTGAGCGGTACATGATCGCCGTTCACAGTGACAAGAAAGATCCGGTTGCTTACGTCGGCAAAATTGCGACGAACCTCTACCAAAATCCAGGCACTGAACACGCTTGCAAACCCTGGAATGAATTCGCTGAGTTTTTCAAAAAAAATCTTTCCGCGCCGCCGCCGCGAAAAAAAGCGAAACCCCGGCAACCCAAACTAATTGATATCCCCGACAGAGAAGCCTCTGCAAGGGCTATTAGGGAGGCAAGACATGGCTAATATCCCTCCGCACAATATCGAGGCAGAAGAGGCGATTTTAGGCGGCATCGTCAATGACAACGCTGCCATCTCCAAAGTCAACCTCGACCCCAGTGAGTTCTATGTCCCAGCCCATCAAAAAATATTCCGGGCCATGGTCGAACTTTCTAACAGCTCCCTCCCCATCGATTTCCTTACCCTCTCCGATTCCCTTGGCGATCAGCTAACGGCGATCGGTGGTGTTCCCAAACTCGTTACCCTCGCTTCCCTCACCGTCGGGACTGCCAATATCGACCGCTATGCGGCGATCGTTCACCAGAAATGGCAACGGCGCAAACTGATTTCTGTTTGTCAGGAATTAATCAGCGATGCCTATGACCCCGCCATCGAATGGGATGACCTCCGCACCAAAGCCGAGGGCGTTCTGACCACGGCGATCACCGACCAAACCACCACCAAGGGGTTAGTCCATATTTCTGAATTCATGCCGCGCATTTGGCGGGAGTTAGAGGAAGGCGTTAACCCAGCCACTCCCACTGGCTTGAGATATTTTGACCAGTGCTTAGGCGGTGGACTACGGGGTGGTGAACTGATTGTGGTAGCAGGGAGACCCAGCATGGGAAAAACTTTTGTGGCGCAGTTCTTTGCCCGCCTGCTTGCCGAGAAAGCACCCATTGCCCTGTTCAGCCTAGAGATGTCTGCTGAGTCGATCGTCAAACGGTTCTGGGCCACCGAAGCGGGGTTACCGCAAACCTGGCTAACCACCAACTCAATCAGCGCTGAACATATCCAAAACCTGACCCAAGGATGCGCCAATCTATCAAGCTTGCCCATTTACATCGACGACACGCCAGGGGATTTGGTCAGCGTTCCCTATCTCCAAAGCGAGTGCCACAAAATCTATCGCCAACACCAAAAACTAGGGTGCGTGGTAGTGGACTACTTGCAACTAATTGGCGACCAAGGCAGCGGCAACCGAGTGAATGAATTGGGGCGTTATTCCTCAGCCCTCAAGTCCCTATCGAAAACCTTTGACTGCCCCGTTATCGCCCTGTCCCAACTCTCCCGTGGGGTGGAGTCGAGGAACGATAAACGACCCATTATGTCCGACATCAGACAGTCGGGAGCCATTGAGCAAGACGCCGACATCATAGTGATGTTGTACCGGGATGAATATTACAACTCCGACACTACTGACCAGGGGGTTTTGGAGTTAATCATTGCCAAAAATCGCCACGGTAACGCAGGGGTAACCGCTAAGGCGGAATTTGACCCCACCGTCGGCACAATCACCAACTACGTCTCCTACGCACTATGAAACCCAGACCCCTTATCAAAATCAAAAAGCGCAAAAAGGCCGTCCCCTTCAATGGTTTCGGCAACAGTGCCAAACAACAATCCCGGCAAGGCTGGCGTTATGTCGCCGTTGAGTTGAACGTGGAGCAATGGGAGACCACCGATGGGTTCCCCGACTTCCACACATCTGAAGTCCTTGACCTCAAAGAAATTCACCATCTCACCATTGCGCCCATCGCATCCAACAAAGACCGACAACTAATTCAAATTTGGTCAGAGCAAATTGCCAACTGCTACATTTCGCCCCCTGAATTCTTAGCGGAAATCTATGTCACCAGTATCAACGACTATGCCCAAGACCTAGGCGCAAACGTCGGTCGTATTTATCACAACTCCTGCCTGGGGGATACCCGCATCCATAGCAACAGCATCGCCCACGTCTTTGAACCGAGTGACCTGCCGATGCCAGCCCAGGTGATAGACGTGCTGAATAAATACCTGACCGTTGAGCATATCGCTGAGGGTGACAAAGTAACCCTGAAAAACCGCTTAGGAGTTTAAATGAATCCCACCATCGCCGCCAACATCGAAATCGTCCTGGGGTTGGATGCCCTAACTTATATCCGCAACAGTTTTGAGGTCATAGAACTGCCGGATTTCACCATCATCCGCTTCTGGTTATTGGGGCACGAGTGTGAGTATTACCCCGACACCGACCCCATCCTCCTCCGTCAGGTGGAAACCGATAAAGAGTTCGTCACGTTTGAGCAATTGCTAGAGGAAATCCATGAGCCTATCCACAGCCCAACAGTTTGAACTTGAACAGATGCGCCGTGCCGCTGCCAAGTTGA